TCATTCACAGAAACAGATCCAGTATTTACAGCATCACCTGCTTCGGGAATCACAGCTTCTGATATAACAAATTGGAATGCTGCTTACAACTGGGCAGATCATTCTTTAGTGGGATATCTTACAAACGCAGACAGTATTAATGTATTATCTGATGTTAATACAACTGGAGTTAATATAGGTGAAATTCTTTCATGGGATGGTTCTAGTTGGATTCCAACTGTTTCATCGTCTTCTCCGGCATCGTCTGGTGTAAACGGATATACAAGTTATGTAAAAGAAATCCCTATCATTACAAATATTACAGGTATAACAAATATGGCTAATCCACATAGTCTTGCAAATTTTGGAAATACAGTAAATTATTCTAACGGAGAATTTACGTTCTTAGAAGTAGGTAAATTTAAAATATCTATGTCTGGATTATTTAGAACTACAGACGTTGTAACATCTTCTTCGTTGGCTCCTACTATTTACTTATCTTATTCTAACGATAACGGTATTAATTGGATACCTTTATCCGGCATTTTATTTCTTAAAAGTGTATCCGAAACAAATTCAAGTGAAAAAAATTTTAATACTCTTTCAACTGATGCAATATTAAATGTAGACGATACAAGTAATTTTAAAGTTAGAGTAGATTCTATAAACTTTGGTAATAATGCAAAATGTAGTAATTTTAGAATAGATTTTATGAATTTAAATCCTGTATTTGATTCGAATCCTTCTTTAATATGGGTAAACAACGGGACAGACGTAAATTATACAGGTGGTAATGTGGGTATTGGAAAAGCAAATCCAACGTCTAAATTAGACGTGTTAGGCAATGTGAAAATCAGCGGAGATATTCTTATAAATGGAAAAATTGGAGTGGGTACAAACGGAGAAGAGTTTGGTATAAACGGCAATGTTTTAACAAGCGGCGGTTCAGGCGCTGCTCCTCAATGGGTAGAAAATAATATAGATAATCTACAAGGTGTAAATATTACAAATATATCTTCCGGAAATCTTTTAAAATATGATGGTGCAGAATGGGTAAACAGTGGCGTTACTATAAATGAACTAATCGGGGTAAATATTACAAATACTCCGGCTGATGGACAAATATTAATATATAATGCTGCTACTAATAAATGGGAACCAGGAGATAACTCAGGAGGCGGCGTTACTATAAATGAACTAATCGGGGTAAATATTACAAATATATCTTCCGGAAATCTTTTAAAATATGATGGTGCAGAATGGGTAAACTCTAACATTCCTTTGACCGATTTGACCGATGTAAATATTGCAAATACTCCGGCTGATGGACAAATATTAATATATAATGCTGCTACTAATAAATGGGAACCAGGAGATAACTCAGGAGGAGGAGGCGTTTCAGGACCTCCAAATTATACACCTATGATTTTATTCTGTGAAACAAACTCCGACGACGCGATCGGCGATAGTTCTACTAGTATAAATGTAGGTGCGACGGCTGGATATAATATAATATTTGACAATTCTGGTGGAAATGTTACATATAATTCGGGAAATTTTTTCACTATAATGACAACTGGATGGTACAGATGTAGTGCTCATATTCAATATGAATTAACTGAGAGCGTCCGCCGAGAAATAAGAAATTATTTTACTATAAATGAGAATCGCGAGCCTTCGAGAGGTTGTACTTACTCCAGTTCTTGTTACCTCCGGCAAGCTGGTAATAATGATTTTGGTAATACTGCTATATATAACGTATTATATTTAGTAGCAGGAGAAAAATTAAGAATTCGTTTCGAATCGCAGCGCGCAGGTAACGACTGGGGCTTCTCGCCTCTTGGTCGTGTCAAATCAAAACGATTCAGTTATGTTAGTATAGAATATGTGGGACAGGGGTAGATAAAAATATTTAAAGTTAAAACTCAAAATAAAATAAATATCGTTTAATTAATAATAATGAGTACATATTCATTAAACGATATAGGACATGGTTATCATGCAGACTCTGGCTGTAATAGATTTACTGCATCAATAGATTCAAATAGTAATTTTAATTTAGAAGGCGGAATAACAATAGGTAATACAACCGTATATAATAATTCAATGATAAATATTAAAAACTCTTACGCTGGCTCTGGATATAATTCAATAATATCAACTTTTACAAATGATAATAATTTATCGTTAAATATACAATCAGATTCGAGCGGAAGAATTTTAATCGATGTAGGGGATCCTACCGACGAGGATTCCTATATAACTTTTAATAATAAAAAAACAGATTTTACTAATACTAAAGTATTTGTAGACACAATGCCGCACCATAACTCCGGAGGATACGCCGCGAGCACAGAACACGTGACTAATAAAATTCAAAATACTAATATTGATGAATTATATAACGTGAATATAAATTTAGGAACAATAAATGTTAATGATACGCTTATATGGAATGGTTCAGTGTGGACATCTGGTACGGTTTCAGCCGCATCTCTTTCATTACAAGATTTAAGTAACGTGAATAACTCTCTTAATCCTTCTACAGGAGATTTATTAAAATGGAATGGTTCAGAGTGGACATCTGGTACGGTTTCAGCCGCATCTCTTTCATTACAAGATTTAAGTAACGTGAATAACTCTCTTAATCCTTCAACAGGAGATTTATTAAAATGGAGTGGGACCCAGTGGATCACCGATGATCCATATTCGGCTGGTACTGGGGTTTTTCTTGAGCTCCCCAATATTATTTCAATTGGTCAAGAAGTATTTACGCATTCTATGCCAATTTTTAAAACATTAACAGTCGGAGACTATAGTGAATCTCATTCTCTTCCCGATGGGTGTATAGTTAATTTTGACAAGTCTTTAGACTATAGTCTCTTCTCCTCCTCCACTCCCTCCTCCCATGTTATTAAAACCGTGGCGCGCATTCAGTCCAATATAGACGGCTCCGGCGGTAAATTAGAATTTAGTACTCGCTTAGGAAATGGAGTTTTAGAAAACGAACCTGTACAAAGACTTATTATAAACAATCAAGGTCTTATTGAAATACCATATTCAACTGATTATTCACAAAATCCTATTAAAATTGCAAACAACACAGATGTTTATGCGATTATTGGTAGAGCATATGTGGGTTACTCGAACATCAGTGGTTTTGCGGCATTTGGACACATTAATAGTAGAAACAGCAATGGATATGGGTTTTTACAGTCGTCGGCTGGCAATACATATATAAATGCTAACGGTAGTAGCAGATCCATTCATTTCAGAAATAGTAATACTGACTATGCCAAACTATTTTGGGATAGAAAATTTGAGATATATGGTTATCTTCAGATAAGAGGTGATTATTATGTAGATAATGGTACCTATTTACATGCAACTTTTGCTTCTCCGAGTGGTTATGATTGGTGGACTATAAGAACTAGTAATCTACAATCCGGGTGGGGAATAGAAGGTCATAACGGCGAAGATAGAGGTGATTTATTCATAGTTACAACTGCTACACGATCTTCAGGAGAATACTATGAAGGGGTTTATTTACAAAACCGCGATGCAACCACAAATTTAAATTTTACAGGTCAACACAGGGTTATAATGAATATAAACTTACAAGAAGAAATAGGTCTTATAGTGTCTTCGTCTGGAAAATATGTAAATATAGATGCGTCTACAAAAACAAATGTAAACGAAGCATTACCTACATGCATTCTTTCAAATATTAAAAAAGATAAACGAGTATTTGGAATTATATCAAACAAAGAAGACACAAGTATGAGTAGAACTTATAATCAAGGAAATATTCAACATCTTGGTACTAAAAAATTTAATAATGAAAGACGATTTATTATAAATTCACTAGGAGAAGGAAGTGTATGGGTAGTAAATACAAATGGTAATTTACAAAATGGAGATTATGTTACAACAAGTACAATACCTGGTTATGGAGAACTACAAGACGAAGACGTACTTAAAAATTATACTGTTGCAAAAATTACTTGTGATTGTAATTTTAACCTAGAACTAAAACCGAATAAAATAGTAAGAAGAAGTATTAAAAAGTGGATTCAAAAGAAAAAGATTTGGCAAAACGTAACACAAGAAGAAGAAAAGACTAGAAACGTATTCAATCAAGACCTAGGAAGATGGACACAGGAAAAGTACACAGAAACTAAAGAGATCCAAGAACAGGTATTTGACGAGTATGATATATATGATGAAGAAGGAAATGTGATAGATAAACACAAAGTAGAAAAAGTAGAATATATAGAAAACGAGGAATATGAAATAATATATGATGAAAATGGAGATGTAATATTAGACGACGAATTGGATTCAGATGGGAATATTGTATTTGATTATGATTATCCAACTAGATTTTTAAATGATAATGGAGAACAAATTACACACGAAGTGTACACTGAACTGTTAAATAATGGACATTCTGTTTATATAGCACGTTTTGTTGGTTGTACATATCACTGCGGTTAATTTTAATTAAATATATAATGAATAGTGAGTTTCAATAAAATACTTAAAAAAATATATTATTTATATTAAGATTAATAAGACTCATGGATCAAATAATTTCAGTTATACAAAGTCTTGAAAAAAGAACTGAAATATTAAAAAATCAGAACTCTTGTAACGATTCTAAACATAGTTCCTTGATCGCGAATCTAACAACTACTTCGGGTGCGCATAATGAAACGATATCATTTAATACAAGAGAGATAGCAGAGCTTAAAAAACTTTTATCAGCTCTTCATGATAGAATAAGAGCTTTAGAATTAGAAGATAGAAGTACAGGTGGTGGTGGCCTAGCTACCCCATCTCACGCCGACGCCGGCTCTGTTCAAGTTAACGATGGAAATGATAAATTTTTAGGAGTAAATAATTTTGCAGTAAAATTATCACCAGGTATTAGTCCAGACAGGGAAATATTAAAGAATGACCGTGTTCAGATTTCTGTTCACTATGATATAAATCAAAATCCTATTCCTTTTACAAGTGATGTACCCTTTGTTATAGGAGCGGAATCAAACGGGATTAATAGATCTATTCCTTATTTTTACGTCGATACGCAAGATTGGAATAGTACAAATACAGGTAAAGTTAAATTAACAGATAATCATGTACTTCATCAAAGAACCGTTTCAAATGTAAATGAACCAGGTGCTTTTACATTACAAGGTATGGCTTTACATTCCGAATGTCTAACAAACACAACTATAGGATTAGAAAATATATGGTCTTTTTTTGGAGGAACTCCTAGTGAAATTCAAAATGCTATTAATGTGGGACACGATTTTGATACGTATATGGCCTTAAATCCTCTTCAAGATTCTCTTCTTGACATTAGTGCGGCTTATACACAGTCTAATACTACAGCATCATTTGACATTGGTTCTTCTAGTAGAATACCTATAGCAAAGGGAGCTTACAACTGGGCACAAACTTCATGGAGAGATGTTCACGAACCTCCTAGTTCTGATAATCCTTATATCGACGATCCTTACTTTCAAGGACCAGGCGAATGGTCTGGACAAATAAAACATAAAACTAAAATTCCAGGAGTTTATATAGAAGAAAAAAGATGGGATCGTATTTTATCCAATAAAAAATTTACTAGTGAACTTTCAATAAGAAGTAATTATACACCAACTACCGATTTTAATGGCGCTCCAGTAAGTGGAGTAGATTTTTATGATATGGAGGTAATAAATTGTAGTAGTTTATATTCTGATCTAAGTAATAGTTTAGCAGGTGGTATAGATTGGTATCTTGGAGGTAAAATTACATTGAGTATAGCAGACCTTCAAACTAATAGAGCAAATATGAATGTTAAGGAACTTATACTTATTACAACTCATCCAAATGAAGTATTAAATTTACCAAATACTGGTGTAAATATAGACACTAGTTCATTTTCCCAAGGAAATACATCTGGTTATATGGTATTTAAGAATTATTCAGGTGTTCCTAATATAATAGCAGACGGACAAAATGGAATAATCAAAACCACAAAGGCAGTTTCTATAGGCCCTGATTTCAATGCTGATAGAACAGACTTAACACCTGGTGGTATGACTACTTATCGTTATGATGCTGGAAGTGGACAGGCCTTTGCAATACATCAAAATTTCATTAATCCAGATGGTCATACTCAACTTAGTTTTTATGACTCTTTTGGAACATTACCTGCCTTAACTTTAAGTGGTATTTCTCAGAGCACCGGAGGACCTTTTACTTCTCACAAAGTAATAGATATGGCAAGAGGTCTTGCTTATTTCGAAAATAATTTTGCTGTAACAAATGGTATTAATAATGACAACGTAGGCGTAGTTAAAATAGCACATACTCATACATCAAGTACACTACTCGGAGCTGATTATCTACAAATTTCAAGTGATTTTCAAAATCAAGACTACACTAATTATGTCGCAGGAGCGAGTATACCAAATCTTATCAATCTTGTAAACAAAGAAAGAGGTTATAATTATTCTCATATGAATGTTGACGTAGGTGGTATAACTACATTTAGAGCCAATGAATTGGTAGATCAGTTTACAATATATAATACTTATCAAGGAGGTAATCCTCAATTTAATTACAACGGTACTATTATGCATGTAAGAAGTAGAAGTACAAATGCAGTAGCCCCATATAAGTATGATTTTGAAACAGGGGTTGATACAGTAAATTCAAGTGGTTATACATTTGTTAAATACTCTGGATTAACAACTTCACAATCTACAACGGTAAGTATTTCGGGAGGTGGTGGAGCAAATGCAGTGGCAATAGCATATGTTTCTTATGTAGGAATTGTAGAAAAAATAGTTGTTATATTTCAAGGTTCAGGTTATACCTCTAATCCTACTGTTACTATTTCTGGTTCTGGAAACGGAGCTACGGCAACAGCTACAGTATCAGGCGGAGCTGTAACAAATATAACTGTTATAAGCGGAGGATCTGGTTACGACCCAGGGGAACCAGACACTAAATGTCAAATAGATGGAGATGGAAGTATTAAATGTAGAGAATCTGTATCTGTATTAGGTACGACTTCTGGTTCTCTCACTTGGCCAACTACCGGTAATAATACATACAATTTAACTCTTGTTGCAGAAAAAACTCATAATGGCGGCGACAACCGAGGTGCATGGATATCTACCGAGTATTCAAACGACAGTGCCGGTTGTCCTTTATATCTTAAAGCTTTTGGTACAAATTTTACTCAAGGTGGTAATTTTCCTGCTAAGAATATGGTAAATGTTGTTGAAAATGAAATTATAACAAACGACAACTTGGACTACAGCGAGGTTCATTTTTGTCTTAGAAATAAGTCTACGGTCGATACTTTTCAAAATTTCTTATGGTTAAATAATAATACTCAATTAAAAGCAAATGACGGTTACTACATTACTTCCTTTAAACAAAATACGAGTGGAAATAGAAAGTTTGGTATAAGAAAAACAGGTGAGTTATATAATGATCCAAGTGTTTATAACAGTCCTCAGGTAGAATCACATATAATTCGTTATGACCCTAATAAATATACCGGACATTACACTTCAATGGCATTGGATGGTGCTTACTTAACTTTGGGTGATAATAGAAAACAAATTGTTAGAATAGGAACAGGAACACAAAGATATACGTCTAATGTCGACTCGATTAATTTAAATTCCAGTGTAAACCCTAATATAACGGGTACTATATTAGATGTTCAAACTATTTTCGGCGACAATGTTTTATGTAGATACATTGCTTCGGGTAATGCTAATTCTACTTTAGAAATAGGAAATACCTCGAATACAAAAAACGTTGTAATAGAAATGGGGCATGCTACAGCACAGTCTTCTATAAATTTAGGCGCCAAGGGTTGTATAACTTGTATTTCGGCTTCTAATTTTACTAGTGGTTCTACAGGACCTACTAATATCTGTAATGCTGATCACAATGGATACATTGGAACATATTCCGTTAATCCTCTTACTGGAACTGGTATTCGCGCAAACAGTGTAAATGCTAATTTTGTCACTGCGGTTGGTTTTGCAGCAACTGCCAAGTTATATACTGCTTCTATGCCTCCAGAATTGGGTTATGATAATCAAGAATACTTTCATCCAACATGCGTAGAGAGTCCGCAGGGATTAATAATATACCGCGGACAACTAGAATTACTTAATCAAACAACATGCACTTTATCTTTAGATACTGCAACTTCTCCTGCCGCAGATTGTAATGTAATAGTACCGCATACGATGCCAAATACTCACATAGAGGGTACCTTTCAATCGTTATTTAAGAATGTAACAGTTCATGTTACTAATGCAGGAATCAGAGATCCTGTACAGAGTGACACTTTAAATTATCAACCAGATTTTACACAGGTATTTGGAACTATAATTAAAGTAGGTGTTTATCCAAATGAAAATTCTATTTTACAGATAAATTGTCATAATAATCCTCCTACTGGTATGTGTGTAAATTATGTTATATATGCAGAAAGATCTGACCATGGTTATAATAGTCTTGGTACATTTGGCAGTCCGGGACATGCAATTATTCAACCTTATACTAATCCATTTTTAGGCGGACCAGTTACAACTTATAACAGTGTTAGTACTAAACAACAATTTCAATATGCATTTGGTATAGATTTAGATAATCCTGCAAATTAATGTTGTCGGTTTAAAAATATAATGAATTATTATTTTAATTAATGACGTCTTCTCCTTATTTACTAGATCATGTCGAATTTCAAGAAAATGAAAATAACATTTGTATCTATCAAGACATACAGGTCAAAAAAATAAACAACGGAAATTATTGGTATAGTTCTATAAGAAAAGATTATCAAAGGGCTGTCATAGTCGAATGGCAAAACAAAGATATTACAACTGAACCTATTTGTACATTCATAAATACTATAGAAAAAAGAGTTTGTGACAAAATAATACCTATAATAAACAATTGGAAGATAGCTGCAAACGAAGGAATAACAAATGCTAATTTGTGTTCCTTTTGTTGTAATTTAAGAATGTCATCTGATCATTTATGCGAAATATGTAATAAAGATCTTAAATGGTTAGATACATTATGTATTAGAGGAAAAAAAAGAAATATATCAGAAATACTTGAGAATTTTGAATCGATGGAAATTTAACATTTATTTAAAGATACTTCCTATTTATTATAAAATGGCATTGGCTTTTACAGGAAATTCTATCGAAGATTTTCTTCCATCAGAAGAAGAAAATGACATTTATCGCGAGAAACTAAAGAGACATTCTGAACCTTCCTCTCCTTCTAAGAAGCTTCGTACATTTGATCATCGCTGGCATTGGGACAAATGGGATGAACTAGGAAGGAATATTACTGAATCAGAAAAGCGTCAAGCAAGGGTTCCTTGGGTAAAGGTTAAATACATTAATGGTAAACTTTATATTCCAGATGATAAGAAAGAAATTTTGCGTTCGTTGAATTTACTTTAAAAAAATAATAATTATTTAATAATATATTGATGGCGGGTAATAGCGAGTCTGATCTAGCTCTTTCGGAAGTTAAGATGGCGGGTCTTAAAAAGAAGGTTAATGCTGATTCATGGAATAACGAGTATGAAGACATTATTACTGAGTGGGGTGAGAAGGCGTCGGGTTTAAGATTTATGCATGGTAATTCGTCTGCGTATTGGAGAGGAGTTTCGAATAAATTAACTCTTTACTCTATTGTTGCTACCAGTGTTGCTTCGGCTGCAAGTTTAGTTGCGGGTAGTATCGATTCGACAGATGCAAAGGATGCTGTTTTATTCACTGCGGGTGGTATTGGTCTAGTTACTTCGTTCATTCAGAGTCTTAAGAAGTTTTACAACTGTGATGAAAAGGCGGCGGAGCATGGTTCAATTGCGAAGCAGTTTGCTACATATTACAGATATGTTTCGCTACAGATGGGTATGTCGCGGGAAGATCGTCGTCCATCGGATGAACTATTTGAATATGCTCTTAAAGAATATGAACGTCTTCAACAGGAGGCTCTACCCCTCAGAGGTTCGGATGTAGTTGCTTACAAGACTAAGTTTAAGAATGCTAACCAGGCGGTTCCTGATAACTGCAAGACTGACTACGCCATTAAGGTATACAATCGTTCGTCTTCTTACTTACCTCCTGATGAAATTGAAGTAGTTTCGCATCATAGCTAATTTTACAGAAAAAAATAATAGTTAATTTAAATTAATATATTCAATTTGAAAATGGACATTGATAATATTTGCAATGCAATGTCTAACGTCAAAGTCATTGATCATATTAATTTAAAACTTATAAATGACATCAATCTTATAATTAATGAAATAGTTAATACAAAAACTTTTGATGTAGATCTTTATGAAATATGCGTTTCATGCGGACATTCCTTAACGTGGGATCAAGAATATTTTATATACACAACTGATTTAAATTGGTTAAGAAATAAAGGTCAACAATACTTTGTAGAAACGCTGCATAGTAAGATGCCTATAAGTAACCACACTGAGCTATCAAAAGTCTACGACATTTATAACAAATTATATGAGCTTTTTTGTTTACAAATTATTGCTGAATAAACAAATATAGAAGAAAAAATTATACTTAGGTATAAGTCATGTCTATTAATCTAATTATGGGATGTATGTTTTCTGGTAAAACTTCAAAATTAATTAATGTTGCAAAAAATTGTAAACTTATATCTAAAAAAGTTCTATTAATTAATTTTTCCGGAGATACACGTTATTCTTCTTGTGAATTTATAACAACTCATGATAACGTGTCTATAGAATGTAAATCATGCAATGAAGATATACTAGATGTAGAAAATTTCAATGAATACAATGATTCTCAAGTAATTTGTATAAATGAAGGACAGTTCTTTAAAAATCTTGTTACATTCTGTAATAATGCTTGTTCTGTTGGAAAAGACATCTACATCTGTGGATTAGATGGTGATTATAGAATGAAACCTTTTGGAGAAATCATGGAACTTATACCTATGTGCGATAATGTAGAAAAACTTAAAGCTATTTGCATGGGTTGTAAGGACGGAACAACCGCAAGTTTTACTAAAAGAATAATTAGTTCTTCTAATTTGGTTGAAATAGGTTCGAGTGATATGTATATCCCAGTATGTAGAAAATGTTATACGACTTAAAGAAAATATATATATTACAATAATATGGAAGAAATTAATAAGTCCGAAAAAGCACTTTTGTATGAAATCAATAATAAACTTGATAAAATTATAAATTTAATTGAAAATATAAATTATTTATACGAAACGATTAAATTTCCTTTAAACTGGGTTTTTCAAAAAATAGATAGATCTCCCAGATCCGTAATTAATGATCAAGACTAAAATTTTACAAAAAAGTAATCTATTTAGATAAATAAATTATAATAGTTTGTATAATATAATGAATATCAAACAATTTCTTGTTATTAAAGCATGTGATAAGCTTCCTGAAGATATTCGTTATATTATTTGGAATAAAGTTAAAGAAGCAGCTGCTGACATGTTAAGGAATATTTATATCCTTAAAGTTAATGTAAATGTTGATATATTTACAAAATTAATGGAACTTGGAAATATACCACATAGTCCGCCCTGGGTGCTGCTGTCTTCAATTTTAAAAGAAAAAACAGAGGAAAGAATTAATAATTATATTAAATTTATTGAAAACAAGATAACATATAAATATATTCAAGAACCTGCTATTTGGATAGAATATCTAAGCCTGATTTCTTACTTTTATAACATATCTGTTAACAGTATTATTTCCAAAGTTAAAAATGGAAATATTATATACTCTGATACAGGAATAGCTTACTGGAACAATTTATAATTGAAAAAAAAAATATTTATAATTAATTAAATATCAAATGTCAGTAACAGTAATTTTGGGCGCTTTAGCAATATTAACAATGGTTATAATAGGAGTATATTTATATGTTTCTAACAATTCTGAAAAAAAAACCAATCCTATTTTAAATGTAGCAGAAGAATATGTCACTAAGGAAGAGCTTAATCAAATTGTTAACGTTCTATTAAACAGAATCGGTGTTAATGATTCTGAAATTGTTAACTTAAAATCTCAAATAAAAACTTCCAATATTCTTGATGGAATTCACGGTGAACAGCTTAAGTTTAACAACGCAAATGTTGGTAATATGACACACGCTTTTGTAACTAATAGATCTACTTCTAATTAAATCTAATTATTTGATAAATTAAAATAATTTTAAATAATAATTAGATAAATGATTTCTTATAATGAACATAAAAAAGAAGGAAAGACATTTGAAAAACCTCCAAAAATAACAGAGGCTGCAAAATCCACGCCAAAGCCCACTCCAGAGCCTGCTCCAGAGCCTGCTCCAAAACCCACTCCAGAGCCTGCTCCAGAGCCTGCTCCAAAGCCCACTCCAGAGCCTGCTCCAGAGCCTGCTCCCGAACCAGATGAAAACCAAGACTTAATTAATCAGCTACTCAGATGGATAAAAGTGCCTAAAAATATGATAATTGTTATGATTATAGTTCTTATTATAACATTATTTTTGTAAAATTAAAAAAATATTTACAAATATTAAATATGTCGAAATCAAATTCTAAACTCGTTTTTATATTATGTGCTATTTTAGTTTTATTTTTAGTAATATGTGCAGTGTCAAAAGAAGGTAAACAATTTGTTGAACGACTTACCGACGATAAAAATGATAACGGAATGTTTTATTCAGTTAAAAATTTAATACCGTCCGGTGTTCCGTGGAATTCTGGCAATCCAGCTGTTTGGAAATTAAATCAAGAATGGAAACTTAAGGTTCCAACTTTAAAACAATATCTCAAATAAATAAAATATTTACTTATTATAAAAAATGAAAAATAATAGTGTTGTATTGTATCTCATAGTTTTTGCTTTAATAGCCATAACATTAGGTTTATATTTTATTATGCACCGAGACTCAGAGAAAAAAAAATATTCAATTAGAGACGTCGTATTTAAAAGACCACATTATTTAACAAAAGCGGGCGAGGTTCTTTTGCCAATGTATGGTATAGATTATGATTACGATCGTTTTAATACTTATTTAGCAAATAGTAAATAAAATACAGAATTTTAATAACTTATTTAAAATCAATAATGAATAATAAATTTATTTTAAGAAATAATTTATTATATATTATAAAATGAAAGTTATAACTCGCAGCGGTAAAGAAGAAGATGTAAGATTTGATTTAATAACTGATAAAATCAAAGAACTTTCTAATTTCTCAGAAAAATGGGGCAAAAAAATTGATACAGACCCTGTTTTTATAGCGCAGAATGTATGTAGTTTAATCTATGATAATATAACTACAGTTGAACTTGATAATTTCTCTGCGAGTTTTTCTGCTACTCTTTTTAAAAAAAATCCAGATTATCTTATTCTGGCTAGTAGAATATCTATTAACAATCATCATAAAAATACCGGAGGAAATTTTGTAGAATCTATGAAAACCTTGAATGATAACGGCATCATTAGTGATGATTTTATTTCTATATTGGATAAAATTAAAGATTTTGTTAACGAGACTATAGACTACGAACGCGACTATCAACTTTCATATTTTGGATTTAAATCACTTGAAAAGTCTTATCTTCTAAGAAATACAGAAAAGATAATTGAAAGACCTCAGGATATTTTCATGCGCGTTGCAATTGCTATTCACGGGGAAAACACCGATATGGTCAAAAAGGTATATGATTCGATGTCTAATAAATTTTATACACATGCTACACCTACTCTTTTTAATTCCGGTACATGTTACCAACAACTTAGTTCTTGTTTTTTACTAGGTACTGAAGATTCTGTAGAAGGTCTCTATAAGACCGCTTCTGATATGGCTCAAATTTCAAAATGGGCAGGAGGTATAGGTGTTCACATTAGTAATGTTCGAGCTAAAGATTCTCATATAAATAAGACAGGTGGTAAAAGCAACGGAATCATGCCTCTTCTTAAAGTATATAATGACATCTCTCGTCATATTAATCAAAGTGGAAAGAGAAACGGATCTTTTGCTGTATATATTGAACCTTGGCATGCTGACATCTATGATTTTTTAGATGCAAAGAAGAACAACGGAGCAGAAGAAATGAGAGCCCGAGATCTATTTTATGCTCTTTGGATTCCTGATCTTTTTATGAAGCGTGTTAAAAACGACGAAATGTGGTCTCTATTTTGTCCAAATGAATGTCCTGGATTAACAGATACGCATTCGGAAAAATTTGATCAACTTTATAAACAGTACGAAGAATCTAATAAAGAAAGAGTAACCGTAAGAGCTAAAACTCTATGGGAAAAAATTATTAACACACAGATTGAAACAGGACTTCCATATATACTATACAAAGATTCTGTAAATAATAAATCTAATCAGAAACATTATGGTATTATTAAAAGCAGTAATTTATGTACAGAAATTGTTGAATATTCTGATTCAAAAGAAACTGCAGTATGTAATCTAGCTAGTCTATGTCTTCCAAGTTATATTTCAGACGGAAAGTTCAATTTTGATCTTCTTGGAGAAAAAACTCAAGAACTAGTTCATAATCTCAATAATATAATCGACATCAATGATTATCCTACGCCCGAGTCTAGAACATCTAATATGAAACATCGACCGATTGGAATTGGCGTACAAGGTCTTGCAGATGTTTTTATGATTCTAAAGATGGCGTATGACTCTCAAGAAGCTAGAGATCTTAATAGAGGCATATTTGAGTGTATATATTATAATTCTCTTTTAATGTCCAATAAAATGGCTAAAAAAGATGGTACTTATGAAACGTTCGATGGGTCTCCTACATCTCAAGGGCTACTGCAATTTGATCTTTGGAAAGTTAAACCTAAAATGTACTCTGAAGAAAATTGGCGATATCTAAAGGATGAGATAATTAAAACTGGGCTTAGAAACAGTCTGTTAGTTGCTCCAATGCCGACTGCTTCTACTGCTCAGATTATGGGTAATAATGAATCTTTTGAACCATACACTTCTAATTTATACACGCGGGCTGTGCTATCGGGTAATTATGTGATAGTTAATCAACATCTTATTAACGAACTAAGAGAGCGTAATTTATTCACACCTGAATTAATTGAACAAATTATGCTTAATAAAGGTTCTGTACAAAACGTGAATATACCAAAAGAACTTAAAAATATATATAAAACATCATGGGAACTTTCTCAAAAATGTATTATTAATATGGCTATCGACCGCGGCCCTTACATTTGTCAAAGTCAAAGTCTAAATCTATTCGTAAACCCTCCACAACCTCGTGTTATTCATTCTATTCATATGTATGGGTGGGAAAACGGGCTTAAAACAGGGTCTTATTACATCAGAACAAAATCTGTTTTAGAGAATCAGAATTTTTCTACAGAATACTCAAAAGAAAGGGACAATAAAGAATGTCTTATGTGCAGCGCATAATAGATAAATATCCTATAAATACAATTAATATAAATATTATTATATTATGAACTACGTTTGAACAAGTTTTCTTTTTAGATTCGATTATATAGTTATTTAAAAAGTCTGTCATCATTGGAGACTCTTTATTTAATTTTTTATTTACAACGTCATGAAATCTATAAGTCCACTTAATTAGTCGTTCTCTTGATGTAAGAACATAGTCCCAATCTGTTTTAAGCATTTCAGCCTGAGAATCTTTAGAACAAGCATCACATGGTAAAATTTTAACAAAATTGTCATAAAATTTCTCATAAGCTTCCTTGTCTACCTTATTAGGAGATTCTGGATAACCAAACGCTGTTAAGTGAAATACTCTCCAAAAATGAGGACCCCAAATTTCTGGATTAATATTATTTTTGCCACTAAGTTTACTCATTTACAATAACAAAAAATAATTTTTTATCTTAAATTATAACTTAAAAAAATAAATTATATAAAAACACCATGGAAACCGTACCATTAGATGACACTTGGAGATTATATTTACATTATAAAGATTTAGGCTCGTGTTATAATAAAAATATGGAAAAATTAATGGACATCTCCGACATCGTTACATTTTGGCAAACAATTAATAATATACCTGCTACATATGATATATTTTCAGATGGAATTAATGTTAAAAAAATGAAGAGAAATAATGCTACACCATGTTCTTATTCTTTTTTTAGAACAAATACTATGCCATGTTGGGAAGATCCAAATAATTGCGATGGTTTTGAATTTTCTATTAAGAATAATAGGGATTTCAATAGGTTTCAAGAAAATTGGATAAACAGTCTTGTTGAATTAATATCAGAATCTAATGCAGATTATAAATATATACAAGGAATAAGAGTCGTAGATTGTACAAAATATAATAGCGTTATGTATAGAATGGAATTTTGGATATCGGATGAAAGTGTTAAGGATTCTATAGAAAAACTTCTTAAGAATAATTTTAAAATTTATTCAAGATTAATGTATAAATCTCATAAAAATATTAAAGAAACCGTATAAAGAAATTAATAATTAAATAATAAATGGAAAACACGATTGAAAAAAGACTTGATGTTATAGAGAGTCGCTTAGATAAGATTTTGGGTATAGTAGAACTTCTAGATACTATAATCAAGGTAAATATTAATAAAGAAGACCCGCTTGAAGTTAAATCACCGAAGCTTAAACATAATGAACGTGATCTAGTTTATACTGTAAAAGAAGACTTTATTTATATATACGGAACTAAAACTTATGAATACAGAGATATAATCAAGTCTTCTTTTATAGGAGCTAATTGGTCAAAAGAAAAATTTGCTTGGGCATTTAAGATTTTTGATAATTACGAAGATAGTATTACAACTATTTTTCCAGATATAGTTAAGGATCAATAGTGAATACAGACATATTACGCTTTCCAGAACCAACT